TTACAAGATTGTGTAAAGTCGTCTCCGATACTTTACCTTCGATTGCTTTTAATGTCGGACTAGACATCGAAGAAATTTCTAGAGTCCGATCATATTCTGATTTTTTCCATCCAGTTTTTTCGCAAAACTGTTGGTAGGACTGTTCTTCAGTTAAACCAGCTAATCTATCCTCGTGTAAATGCCGTCTGATCAGTTTCGCTTTGTCGTACACTGATAGTTTTTCGCTATCAGTGCCGTAAGAGAGCATTTGATACTCTAAATCACGGACGGTCAGACCTGATGCTAGAGGCTTAATAATCGCCGAAACATTAGGAACAATAATCTCTTGAGAGGCTAAAAGCAACCAAGCTAATACCCTTCGATGCCCGTCCATAGGAAACAATCTATCGCCGTCTGCAATCAAGTGTAAAGGTTGATAGATTACGCCCGATGCCAGTATCTTATCGGCTAGTTCTTTAATTAACTCCAAGTCGTAGGTAACGCGGGTATTCCATCCGTTTTCCCCTGAGATAGCCTCGATCAAATCGAGGCTAAAGGTTAAAAGAGTTTCATCAGGCAAGACGTGCATTTTGCCGTCGTCACGAAGCCCTATTCTTGGTCCGACAAAGTGACCATTGGCTAATCTGAAAGAAATTAGCTGGGGATCGACTACGATCAACTCTCCTCTTGCAGACCCATAAGTTCTGATTTTGTCTCTTGATTTTGCGCTCATTTTGTTACTCCTCAGTTGTGATTATTTTTAGTTGTTTCTTGCTTTATTCGTAGTCCCATCAATGGGAGAATGACATAACCCTCCTCTACAAGGTAACTAGCTATAACAAGAGATTGTAGAAAAAGACAATAGTTTTTCTTGAAAAGATTAGGTATTGCTACACCTGTTAAAATCGAAAAGATAAACTGGAATATAGCAGTTTTAAAACGCCAAAAACATCCTACTTTCCTACTTGAATCAGCGTCAATAAATGCACTGCTTAAAAGACATTCTATATCATTGCCATCTGCTTTGATTACGCTTTCATAAACTCCTTCTAGTAGTTTTGATGCAAAGGGGTTTTTTGATGTTTTAAGAACTAAGCGATCGACATATTGCTTGGCTTCTGTTGGCAACTCAGCGTAGCTTAAGTTGATTAGCACTCGATAGGTCAGGTTTTTCATTTTTTTACTCCTTAGTTGTATTGTCGGTTATTTCTTTATACCAGCTTTTTTCTGCTAGAAAAATCGACGCTAGTGTTAAAGCTTCTCTGAAAAGATCAAAATCTTTTTTAAGAGGAGAAGGAATAGCAACTCCTGTACATATAGGCATAAGAATAGTTATAACCCAAAATTTAACCCGATTAATAAAAGAGAGATTCCATTTACCATCGAATAAGTACAGATAGACGTATCCTTTTTGTATATCTCCTTCCCACCACCAGATTAATATCTCGTTAGTTATTTGGCTAGTTTGAGATTTTTTTAATAAATCATCAATCCAATTTTTTGAGTCAAGAGATAATTCGAGATATTTATTTTTAATCATAAGCTTATATAGCTCCTCTTTGAGATGCGAGTTGATGTTCACTGTTTTACTCCCCAATTGTGCTAGTTTTTACTTTTAAGGCATTTTTAGGTCTTCATAGCGTTTTCCCCATTCGTTAACAAGAATCGTAATTTCTGGAAGATTAATCGCTTTACCTTTAATCCATATATACGGATTATTTGATTCTGATAAACTTGTTAATGTTTCAAATAGCAAGTTTGTAGATTTCAATTCTACAAATGTTAAATTAATCTTGATTACTTTTTTAGTCTTGCCAGAATCGCAAGTAATCTCAAAATCTGCCTTTAATTGCTGTACTTGATTAATGCCTACACTAAAAACTAGGTTAGCTACCAATCCATGCAAGCAAATATTTTCGACTTGCCCTGTACTTAAAACTTTCCATTGGTTTTTGCTGCTTTCAACTAAGATTTCTTGTATTTGCTGGGAAGTCAGTTCATCCCACCAATCACGACTTAAGAGATTCAGATTCATTTAATACTCCTTAATTCCCATTTTTAGATTTTTTAGCTTTTCAGGTCTTTATAGGTTGCTGATAACTGACAACTAACTATTAAAAATCTTCACTGAGAAGTTCACCAGGATCAATATTTTCACTGCAAACTTCTATTACTGGCTTTAGCCTTGCGTCTATAGCTTTTTTCAGGAGGTCGGCCAATTCTTTTTCAGAGGTTGCTTGTTGGGCGATTTGCAAAGCTTCTGGTTGAGGTAATCCTTGATTTACAGCCCAAGTAATTCCAGCCTGCTTGCGATCCTCTGACAGTGATTGCGAAGCGTTGAACAATTTTACGTTTCCCGTTGACGCAGGAGTTAGAGTTCTGACAGGTTCTACATTTCCCGTAAATTGTTGAAAGGCTTTTGTTTCAATGACTTCTAGAACTTGAGACGCTCTGCTAGGGTGAACACGGATTGATAAAAGACTAAAAGTCTTTCGTCCCCTTTTTCCGTCTGGTAAGGGATAAGATAGCTCTCTTGACCCGCGTTCTAATAGAAAAGGGATACCAATCAAACTACCAGCCGATGTTTCAATAGCTAGTAGTTGCTCTGTTAGTCCAATAATATCCCACTTTGAATGGGTTTCGACTTCAAAGTATCCTAGTTCACCTAATTTAGGTAAAACAATCTGCAATCGCCCAACTTGCTTGCATTTACACCCTGAATAACTTCCGTCAGGATTTTGTTGTCGTTTGCACGGGATGGGATTAGTGGCAATCATTTTGCCAGCTTGTTGGTAGATATGTTGCTTTTCCTCGTCGCACCGAATCATTAACCCAGAGGTTTTTAAATCTTTATCATTCCACTGTTCCATCCAACAAGGAAATACTTGGTCTGTATAAGGAAAAGGTAACAAGCAATCTAATTGCTTTGGTTCTTTCCCGTAAATAGCGGCAAATTTTTCGTTGATTCCTTGAATATCAGAATCAATGCGAAAATATTCTAAATCATCTCCGCTTATTAGAGTGCCAGGTCTTTTAGGGTTTTCTTTTTTTTCTCCCCCTTTGCGAATTATACCCAGTCTAAGGAACCGGGCTTGTCTTGTTGTCAAAGATTTTATAGGCATTGTTTTTACTCCTAAAAAGGAAGGTTGCTAGGGTCGCTAAATCTATAAGAGGAAGGAAACTCGTCTGTTTCTTTACCAGCAAAATACTTGACCACACTTGGGCAAGTGACATCATGAGCCTCTGTTACTTCCAGAAGTTTTGACATAACTACTCGCTGTGCTTGATTTAAAAGAAATTCATAGCAAGCATCAGCATCTTCGTCGTCTTCTGGTTTCCCATGAATATTTATACTCACATTCACAGACTCAAAGTTACCAAGATTGACTTTCTGGCTATAATCTACCGAGATATGGGTGATAAGCATCTCTCCTCTAAAATTTGATTAATACAATCTTATAGTAGATTGCTAGAATTGTCAAGTATTTTTAAAAAAAAACTTGCAAAAAACTTACAAAAAGATAATAGTACAGAAGAACTAAGTTATTATCGTTAATAAATTGTAGATAAGGATATTAACAATGGAGGTCTTGATATATATAGGTTTTAAACTTTGTTGATGCCGTTGATGCCGTATAGAGGAAAAAAGAAAATAGGGTAAAGGGGCAAGACAGCCTCAGCAGTAAGAGCGTAAAAAAATAACATCGGGGAATGGTGTTAACAGTATTAACAAAGCGTAAAAGCTAATCCCTGTAAGGGTTTCATTGTTAATAAGAGTATCTACAATCTAATTACAATCTAACAACGACTGCCAGTACAGGAAACTAAAAAAGAGAGAGGATTAAAATAATCCTCTCTCTTTAACTATTTTTTTCTTCTCACTAAAATCGTCAAGTAACTGTTAATTGGGGAATAAAGTTAAAAGTGCCAGTTTACAGACTGGCACTTTTTGTGTTAGCTATCCCGACAACACCCTTGATTAGTTATCGGGTAAACTTCTAATCAATTCCCGGATTACCTCGGTTATTGACCGCTTTTGGGCTTTACAGTAGTTTTTTAGCTTTTTCTCTTCTGATTCTGATGTACGGACGTTAAGAGGATAATAATTTTTACTTGACATTTCTAGTAGGCTTATGGTAGATTTAAGTTAGTCAAATATAGTTTAGCACCTTTTTTTACTATAAGTTATGTTTAATTCCCGATCTAATTATGTTAAATTTACCGCTTGGACTAACTTAGATAGTTGCAATGAAGCAATTAACCTTAAGCCTTATTAGGGATTGAAACTTGGATAAGATAACCGCTAAATCCCCATCGTTTTGAAGCAATTAACCTTAAGCCTTATTAGGGATTGAAACATTGGTATAATCGTTATACATTTTTAATCTCCT